ACACGGGGCAGACTCGGCAGACCGTACCGCGCGCCGACCTGTCCTCGATCCGAGCCGAAGTAGACAGCCTTATGAATCGTTTGGTGACGCTTGAGGCTCGGCTCGGTTTGGGCGGCGCCGTTATTAATGTGAGGCCGGCATGGTGAAGAAACAGAGCATACTCCAGCGCGCTGTAAATCTGGCCTGGCACGCAACGCGGCCGGCCGCCAGCGCGGGCGATATGACGCAGCAGAGCAGCGTTCACGACCTGAAACCCTATTCGTACATGACGAACGTGTCGCCGGCGCCTGTCGTTAATACCTGGATGGATGGCGACAAGTTCCTCGGCGGGTTTGGCGCAACCGAACTGCAGGCTGTGGACTACTGGACACTCCGCGCTCGATCGACGCAGCTTTTCAATGAAAATCTATACGCGCGGGGCCTAATCCGTCGGCTTGTAACCAACGAGATAAACACGGGCTTAACGCCGGAAGCCGCGCCCGACGAGGAGATCATCGGCGTACCGGAAGAAAGTCTAAACGACTGGACCGAGACCGTCGAAAACCGGTACAACATTTGGGGCAAACAGCCGGAAGCATGCCACCACACGGGCCGCCTGACGTTCGGCGCGATACAACGCGCGGCAAGGGCCGAGGCGCTTATCGCGGGCGACGTCCTGGTCGTTCTGCGGACGTCCCAACGCACAGGCATGCCGACCATACAGCTGATCGGCGGCGAAAAGGTACGCACCCCACTTGGCGGTAATCAGGGCTTAAGCGCGGGAAATACAATTACCTACGGCGTCGAGCAGGACGCCAGCGGGCGCGTGGTCGCGCATTGGGTCGTCCAGATCGACGGCACGACAAAGCGCCTACCGGCCTATGGCTCGCGCACAGGGCGCCGGCTGTCGTGGCTGGTGTACGGCACCGACAAGCGCCTCGACGATATCCGGGGGCAGCCTTTGCTGTCGCTGGTGCTGCAGTCCCTGAAAGAAATTGACCGCTACCGGGACAGCGCGCAGCGTAAAGCTGTGGTTAACTCAATTCTGGCCATGTACATTAAGAAAACCGAGGCCAAGCCAGGCACGCTGCCCATGTCTAACGGCGCAGTACGCCGCGACACGGCCGTGGTACACGACGAGGACGAAGGGCCGCGGGAGTTTAACCTCGCGAACTCAATCCCGGGCGTGGTCATGGAAGAACTGCAGCACGGCGAGGAGCCGGTCGGATTTCACAGCCAAGGGACGGACATAGATTTCGGAAAATTCGAGGAGTCGATCGTCCAGGCTATCGCGTGGGCGAACGAGATCCCGCCAGAAATTTTGACGCTGGCGTTCTCGAACAACTATTCCGCCAGCCAAGCCGCCATAAACGAGTTTAAGATTTACTTAAACAAGATCTGGGGCGATTTTGGCGAAACGTTTTGTTCGCCGATTTACGTCGAGTGGCTGATCAGCGAAACACTGCAGCGCAAGATACGCGCGCCGGGATTTCTGGAAGCGTGGCGGGATCCTAAGCAATTCGACGTGTTTGGTGCGTGGGTAACGGTTGACTGGTACGGCTCGATCAAGCCGTCGACCGACATGCTGAAACAGGTTAAAGCATCGAATTTGCTCGTCGAGGGCGGTTACTCTACCCGGGCACGCGAAGCGCGTATAACCACGGGTACAAAATTCTCGAAAAACATTAAGCGGCTAAAGCGCGAAAACGAACAGCTGGTCGAGGCAATACGGCCAACGCTGGAGCTGGAAAGAGAACTTGAACGCTCCGCTAGGGCTACGGGCGCAATGGCGGCGCTGCAGGAAAAAACCGAGTCGATGATTTCACTTGTTGAGGACTTGCAAGATGGCAGCTCGTAGGGGTTTTTTGACTTATAAAACCGCCGCGCCTAAGATGCGATAAAACGGGAGTATTTTACAATGTGGCTATTAGAGCCCGGAGTTAGAGAACGACTGGAAGCGGCGATAAATTCCGGCGCGGCCCCAACGGCCGAACAGCAGGCGGAATACGAGGCACGGTCTACAAACGACTATGGCGAGGACGGCGAGAGAAATACGTCGCGAATTATGACGACGGCCGGCCGGTTCGCCGAGATTGCGATCACGGGCGTAATGACGAAAAAGCCAGATTTTATGTCGATGCTATTCGGCGGCGGTAACACCACGTACCCGATGATCATTCAGGCGATCGCCGAAGCCGAGCAAAACGACGAAATCGACGAAATAATTCTCGCGATCGACAGCCCTGGCGGCGCGTTCGATGGTTTGTTTGATGCGCTGGCGGCTATTGAGGCGGCAAAGAAACCAACCTCGGCCGTTATCTCAGGCGTCGGCGCGTCCGCCGCCTACGCGATGGCCAGCCAGGCCGACAAGATTACAGCGACGAACCGGGCGGCCCGTATCGGCAGCATTGGAGTTGCTGCGGAGTTCCGCGTCCGTGAGGATTCGGTTACACTGACCAGCACACAAGCGCCGCGCAAGCGTCCGGACCTGTCGACAAGTGAAGGTCGGGCGATGGTCGTAGAAGAACTGGACGCGATGCATGAGATCTTTGTCGATGCTATCGCTACCGGCCGAGGCATGACGCCGGACGAGGTAAACGCTAATTTCGGCCAGGGCGCCACGTATTTAGCAGAAAAAGCATTAAAGCGAGGTATGATTGACGGCATAGGGGCAACCGCCCTGAAAGTTGTCGGGAATGCCAACAACCCCACCGCCCGCAATAGCGGGAAACAACCAGAGGCCGGAAAAATGGACCTTAACGAGTTAAAGGCCAAGTATCCCGACGTCTATGCGGCGGCGATGCAGGTCGGAGTCGAAGGCGAGCGGGACCGCGTGGTCGCGCATCTTAATATGGGCGCGCAGGCCGGGATCATGGCTACGGCCGTGACCGCGATCAAAGAAGGCTCGGCTATGACCCTGACGCTGCAGTCGGAGTATATGACCGCGGGCATGAACCGACGCGATACGGACAACCGCGCCGCGGACGACGGCGACGCCGCCGCCGCCCTTGCCGCTGTTGCGGCTAACCAAGCCGACGCACCTACCAAAGACGCAAAAGCCGAAAAAGATATTTTGGCGTTTGCCATGGAGCGTTGCGGCGTAGAAGCGGGAGCGGTTAACCATGCCTAACATTGAAATCACAACCAACACCACAAACGGAATCAGGATCTGGGAGCCAGTCCACGCCGACGACGTTGTAAATTTTGCCGGCGCGGGCACTTTGCTTGCGGGCACTATTCTCGCGCGCGATTCTATCTCGCTGCGGTTGGTCCCGTTTGTAAAAGGCGGCACGACTAACGCTAACGGCGTGCCAGTTGCAGTTTTGGAGCACGATTTAACCGCCGCCGGCGCGGCCGTGCTGTCGGTCCGTCCGATTGTGGGGGGCCAAATCCGTTCGGTCCAGCTCATAATTAACGCCGATGGCGACGACAGCAACGTCGACGCGGCCGTTCTTGATCAGCTCCGGGACTACGGCATAATCGCGTTGTTTACCGCTCAGCTGTCCGAATTCGATAACCAATAAGGGGACCAGACCATGGCCGTACAATTGAAACGAGAAGGCTGGACCCAGATGTTTAGCCAAATGCGCAGCCCCAACGGGTTTTTGTCGCGCTTTTTTACCATTAAACCGGGCGGCGTTTACAATGGCGACAAGGTCGCTATTGATATCCAGCGCTTTGGCGAGGATGTAGCAATCGCGATTAAGAAGTGCACGGGCCCGAATCTAAATGATTTCGACCAGTTCACGACTAAGGAATTCACGCCTCCAGCCTACGGCGAGGCCTTCCCGCTGGACGTTTGCGACCTGCTTAATCGTATGGCTGGAGTAGACCCCTACACCGCCGCCTATACCGAGTACGCCGGCCAACTTGTGGCCATGATGGCGATGGGCTTTACCCTGGTTGACGACAAGATCAAGCGCGCTGTAGAGCTGCAGGCGTCGCAGGTCCTGCAAACCGGCAAGCTTATTTTGACTGACCGAGAGGGCGCGACTGTTTACGAGCTGGATTTTCAGCCTAAAGCAACGCACTTCCCGAACGTCGCCGTCGCCTGGAGCGATCCCGCAGCTGTTCCGCTGCAAGATCTGGAAGCGCTGGCCAAGGTCGTGCGGTCTGATGGCAAGGTAAACCCGGATCTGCTGATCATGGGCGAGTCGGCCATTTCGAACTTTCTGTCAAACGAGACCGTTATCGCGCAGGCAGATAACCGTCGTTACGAACTGACCGAAATCTCGCCGCAGTTTATGGACTCGGGCGCGACCATGTACGGCTTCTATTGGATCGGGAGCTACCGGTTCCAGCTTTGGTCGTACCCGGACACCTACGACAACCCCGCCAACGGAGACCCGGTTCCCTACGTTGGCACCAACAACGTTATCATGCTGTCGACTAA